CCAAAACATAAGGATTACTTTTTTAGTTTGATCGATGTCTCTGCGGTTTGGGGAGTCGGTCGACAGCACAGTAAGAAACTACATGCCATGGGTGTGCATACCGTTCAGGATCTCACACGAACTGAGCCGCGCAATATGAAAAGCCTCTTTTCTATTGTTATGGCCAAGACGGTAGCTGAGTTACAAGGCATTTCTTGCATTGAAATTGAACATGCCCCACCCGCTAAAAAACAAATCATCTCATCGAGGTCGTTTGGCCAACGTGTAACGGATAAAGAATCTTTGTCTGAGGCAATGAGTGATTACCTGCAGTCAGCAGTTAAACGCCTACGTGAGGACAAAAGCTTATGTGGTTGCGTGATTGCTTTTGCTGAGTCCAATCCATTTGATAAGAACAAACCGTTTTATAAGAAATCAATCAGTGTGGGTTTTGCTGAGCCTACTGACTCTGCTGCAGTCATCAATAAAGCAGTGATGAAGCAAATGGATGAACTGTTTCAAGAAGGTATTGAGTTTAAAAAGTGCGGTGTGATTTTAACGTGTATTGAGAACAAGGCAGCCTATATTCCAGACTTACTCAGTGATGTCGAGTCTATAGAACGAAATGAAAAGCTGCAGCTTGCAATGGAAGGTGTAAAAGAAAGGTTTGGGGATAAGAAGCTTGCGATCGGACCTTGTAAATTACCGAATCGCGGCTGGTCGATGAGTCGGGGAAGCTTGACAAGGGATTATTTTAGCTGGGAAGGTATGTTGACTATAAATAATTGAATTAATGTCTAACACTAGATAGTAATGCGAGCTCATTTCTAGTGCGTAGAGGTGGGGAGTTTTGGAAAGGTGCTAAGGTTGTTAGTAGGTAAAACATGATGCAAGATTGGGCTGATATGATGGATGGGTGGAAGGAGTAAATAGTGAATTTTTTATACGGGAGCTCAGAATTTAATGATCTACTACAAGAGTGCTACCTAGCTCAATCCTCCATCCTATCTGGGATAGAATTTCTTGTAAAAGCTAATATTTACGATAATAAAGATGGGTTATTTTATTCTTCATTTTTCAACCTAAGTATAGGTGTGGAAAGGTTTTTAAAAATTGCTTTGGTTACCGAATATATGTATTCAAATAATTTTCGAAAACCCAACTATACATTTTTAACAAGTAAAAAGCATAATTTGATTACTAGCTTTAATGATTGCGCAGATGTCTTTAATAAATATGGTGCTAAAATTCCACATCTTGATGAAACACACCAAGCTCAGGAACTATTTAATTTTTTAAGCACATATGCTGAGAAGACTAGATATCAAAATCTAAATAAACTAACAAACAGTAATAAAACTGACCCAGTACACCCCATACACGCTTGGATGGAGATATCTGAAAGTTATTTAAGAAAATATATCAAAAATGAAAAAATTAATGCTGAACTGCTAAAACATTACTCCAAATACCCTATGGCTACTGGGTTCACCTACCACCTAGACTTTAATGGATCACCATTATTGGCTATAGATTTGCTCATGTATCAATACATAATTAAAAAATCTAGACCATATATAATTAATGATCTAATTCAGACCCTAAGGCCAATACATCAAATGCTAAATAAAATTTCATTAGAAACCAATAATAATCCTAATGCAGATCTTAATGGCGCAGTGCCATTTCCGTACTATGGAGATTTATTTCCTTTCTTTTTTGCAGATATAGGCCTTTTAAAAAGAGTAAAAAATTGGACTCATAGGTATTAAAGCCCTCACTTAAAGAGCTTTTACACAAATCCCAACATTCACATTCGTCGAAATCGAATGAGCTGTGCAACCTGAGAGTAGGAGGCACAGCAATAAAGTAAATAACTTCATTTCAAAAATAAAGCCTTTTCAACAGTCCGGCGATTCACCAGGCCTTGCATACGTTTACCGCCTGCATTCACCCATACATCAAACTGATCTGCAGCACCACGAATATCATTGGCATTCAACTTTTTAACCAACGTCGATTTGCTAAATGCACTAGTCCCAATGTTGTAGGCAAGTGATACCAGTGCATCAAACTGATTTTGATTAAGTTGCACTGTGACTGCCTTATTTACAGTAGCTTCAAACTTCTTTAAATCATGTGCCATGTATGTCTTAGCTTGTGCTTCCGTGCAGGTATCACCTTTCATAACTTTAATGCCGTTCGGATAAACTGTGGTACCGAAACCAATCGTCCACACTCCCACCCCATCGTCATAGGCAGTAAGTCTCTTACCTTCAAAATTACAGATCAGGTCTATCCCACTTGGGCTGATGTGCATTTCATCTGTGGCGATACCCAGCACATCATTCAGGTCATCATAGGCGGTTGCAATTAACTTATCTGCAGCATCAACCTGCTTTTGGGTGAGTTTGCCACCACTGATCTTGCGCAGGAAATCAAATATGTGTTTCATTATGGGCTACCCTTAATTTTAGGTTGTGCAATCTTACGGCCAATGTACGCCAATGCAGGTAAAACTACAGAAAGCAAAATAGCATGGTATTCAGCAGGAATGAGTTGTGTATTGATGCCTTCTTGAATTAAAACAGGAAGAACACCCAATAAAAAAGCTCCGATAATTGGGAGCTTTACAGATAAATATTTCCAGACGTTTTCGGGGATGAATTTCATTTTTCCTCTCTCACATTTCGTTCGTAAAGTTTATTTCGGATTTCCTCAACCGTTCTTAAAAGCTGATCAGATTGTTTTTCAAGAACCTGAATACTCTGGGCGTTGGTCGTGGCTTGAGTATTTACCGTGTCTGTTTTGCTCGTTTGGGTATTCCAAGCAACGACGAATAGACCTGCTAAGAAAATGCCACCAAAGCGCACAAGATTAGTAATACTGTCGATTTTGGTTTTACTTTCATGTAGCACTCTGATCTGTGAATCCACCTCCTTAAATCTTGGCTCAACTTCATTTCTGAGCTGCTTAATCTCACTTTTAAAGTTTGACTTTGCGCGGTCCAAATCTTCTTGCAAATTGTCACGAGTTTGAGTTAAGTCATTTCGTGTCTGCTGATGCTCTTTGTTGAGTTGCTCTAACTGCATATTCATGCGGTCGAGCTTTTGAGGCATTTCAGCCAACTTGTCCATGTTTTTGGATATGTCGGTGATCTTGTCTGAGATGGCAAGAAGTTGCCCTGCTGTTGCTACTGGTGGGTCGGATGAGTAGTCATTTGGCATTGTGCCCCCTAAATTTTGGTAATAAAAAAACACCCTTTCGGGTGCTATCAAAATTTTGAACGTTACATTTCAGTTTCTTCAATCACTTCTTGTAAATCATGCTCTGCAAGCACATCAAGCCAATGTTGATATGAGTCACCATCCTCTCGAATAGAATCTATAAAACCGCTTGGCGTGTATGTATCTTGCCAGATATGTAACCCCCACCAAATTGATTGATCTGATTTGATGAGCTTTCGAGAAAACTCATCTGTCTTTTCTGCATCTATACATATCGATACGACTGAATGCATATTTCACCTCACTGTACTGGTGGATTGGTTTTGTAAGGATGATCGCTTGGCAGATTAGCTGTCAGCTCATATTTATGCGCAGCCCAACCTTCAAGTTTTTTTATTTCGTCGCTACTTGGCACTGATCCAGTTCCCAAAATTATGGCACTCACGTCAACATCCCCAGCACCATCAACCTTGCCATATCCAATATTAATAGCGGATGCAGTAACATTGCTGGTTAGACTAGCTGTGATTGTTCCAGTTGCATCATCAATGGCATTTGTTCTGAGCTTTGTAGTCCCAGTACTATATCTGGCTTGTGCATATGCCATCATCGTTGTTCCATCACGAATTGTCGGGCTACTAATTACTGAAGTAGTATCAGTGAGCAATGTTCTTGCTGCGAATGAAGTTAATCCAGTGCTAGCCCTTTTTGCTATTAAAAAGAAACGATTAATATTTGTTCCATCGACATCAGCGTAAAAAAGGCTATGCCCAATAGATGAAGTTGTCAAACCTCTTTTTTTATAAACAGTAAATATCCATGCATCTGAAATATTTTTAAAAAGATTTAAGTTTGCACTAGATAGTCGATCATCAACCCCATCAAATCGAATAACCCCATCTATGTAAATTGGCTTTAATGTATCGCTTGATTGAGTAAAATTGTTATTGTTTCCGCTAATATCGTTTAACTGAGAAACACGGTTAGAGCTATCAACAACAACATTATCTGAAAGTAGATAGACTTTTGGTTGTGATGATAAATTTGTTGGGGTCCAAGCTTCACCAGCTAGTCTACTAATTTCATCACTAACTTTTTCAATTCCATTTTTAACAGCACCCACACTGTATAAATAAGTAATGCCCTTTATGGCTGTAGTGTCGGAATAGCTTTTAGAGGTGAGTTCTGTAGCAATTGCAACAGGCACATCACTCACTGTATTTCTTCGATAAACATTGTATGTTGTCATTCGTCAAAGTCCCATGTTAGATCAACAGCTTGAGTTGTTTCATCCCAATTTCCTAATAGGTTGTAAGGCGGATTGAAGCTCACAATTAACTCATGCTCAAATGCTTGATATGATGTGTATCCATTTTTGATTGAATACAACTTCACGGTGCATGTTGCAGTTGTAACTGCTGAATAGTCCACGGTTGCTGTATTTACCGCGCCAACATTCGTGCTTGAAATCAGCACAGCATCAGCATCATAAAGCTCAACAACATATGTCACATCGCTTTCAAGCGTTACGCCAGCATCGAAATAGCCAAGAATAGACCCACCTGTTTGCTGTACACGGTTTCGATCAACCCAGGTTAAAACAATTGATGCTGCAACATCTGTTGGCCAGTACACATCGTTGATTTTCACATTCGCTGGCGGATAAGGTCGGTTAGCTAATCCCACCATTTCGATTGTATGTGCCGTTGCTGCCCCAAGCGCAAGCTGTGCTGAACCCGTCCTGGTGAGTGCCTTCACATTGAGCGATTCACCCGCAAAGTAATCAGTCTCATCCAATGCAATGTATTCATCACAGAATAAGATCATAGAACCTGCAGCATGATCCTGCGGAACGGTATAGTTCACCCCACGTTTGACCGTAATTTCAGTATCACTGATGCCGGTCACCGCCATATGCTCATCATTGACCAAAATCCATTTACCCAACTCAATTTCTTCTAAATCCTCGACTTTGCGAATAGCGAATGTAGATTCCATTTTACCTATGGCCTGCGCTAATTCTGCACTTGGGCAATAATCCAACGTTGCTTTAGAGGCATAGCCTGAACCTGAATCCACATAGATCTCAGCCGACATAGCATTTTGTTGGCCACGTGGAGCCACCACAGCAACGCGTGACAATGTAGGCTCATCTGCAAGATCAGCATTCACTTCTGACTCAGTGGCAAATTGCACTGCGTCATAGTATTGAAGTTCAAGTACACGGACATGAGGATTATCAAGTGGTGCTTGATTGGCTGGATTTTCATACGGTGGTACATAAGGCACCACGGAGTTCATCGGGGTACTGAACACATCCTCAATGGCTTCAATCGTTGCCCCAAAGTTGTGGTCATCGCCATAATCAATTGAATTGACGCGCATCACCGCCCCATCCACACCATGAGCTGCCCAATTCCATTGAAAAGCATTACCCTCTTTCAACTGTAATGCTGTATCAGGATCAACATTGTTGAGCGTGACGATTTTTAAAGGACTGGAAAGTGCTTTTAAATCACGTTCAGCAGCTGTATAAGCAGTCTTGGCATTAGTAAAACCGTCATAAGTCACTGACTTATTCACCAAGCCATTTTGGGCAATACGTGCAGGATCTTGTGCTGTCACCGTGGCGTCTTTGCCTGTTTCTTTCTCCCAATAGGTCACGGTAATCTGATTAATTTGCTCTGCTGCAGTGCGAATTTCATAATCTGAAATCTTGCCGACATTCGATTCATCAAGTGTTATTAAGTCACCTGCAACATAGTCATCACGAATCAGGGTGAGTACCCACTTATTGGTCCGACTATCGACCGTACACACCGCATCAATGTGCTCACAAATCAAGTCGATGATTTTCTCAATCTCGCCTTCATCATCAAACACAATCGACATATACATGTCTTCTTGATTGAGAACCGCCCAGGCATTTAAAAAGCTGTCTTTATCCAGCATCTCTTCAGGCTGCCCCATGCCCCAAGCCGTATTAGTGATACAGGTCCACAACATATCCGCTGGATTCATATCAGGCTCACCTGAGCGCACCCCAAACCATGATTCAAGATTGAAGACCGTTTCAGCATCATCAGTAATCGCCCAAGGTACATAGGCGCCTAAATCCACATTGTCCTCAGGCGTGTTATCGGCTTGCATCAACAGATTATTCAAAGCGATAAAATCAAAGTCAGCACGGGATACGGTATGGGTTTGATGGACGGCTGTGTCATGGAACATGGCTTGAAACTGCGCAATCACCGCTGGTGTGACATCGCGACCATCATGCATCGGCACAAAGATGCGACGACTGTTCTCAGTTTGATGTGTGTTTAAAAAGCTCTCTGCATTACTGATCATGCTTGAAATGGAGGCTCCACCAACTTGCTGTTTAGCCTCAATCCATGCCACGGCATCAGGTGCATCTGTTTCTTGAAAGTTAAGATAGTCTTTCACATGCAAGCCGCTATCAAAGAACATCAAACGAATATTGACTGTTGAGCCATCATAAACAGCAACCATATCTCCGATCAGGTACATTAAGCGCGCAACACCAGAGGTAAAAATCTTAAAGACTTCAGGCGTCATAGACATTGAGCTGTCCATTGCAATCACAATGTTGGTCACGCCATCAATAAACGTTGGCTTAATTCCATTCACATATGAAAGACGGTATTTCCAATCCTTCATATAATTGGATGTGCCAATGTATCCTTGCTTCCATACAAATGAACAAACACCGCGTGAAGCAGGGACATTGCCCACACCCAGTTTTTGCTCTAAATAGGGATCTGGTATTTGGTTTTGCGAACCCGAATAATAATTAAAATTACCCGTTACGCCACCGCCACCACCCACATCCGTACCACCAAATAAATTTTGCTGTGCAATGCGGCTTGAGCCATTACCCATGCCGCCATACCAAGCTTCTTTATCTTCCACCCAAATACGACGAAGAAAGCACCCAGCATGGGCAAGAACGGCTTGCCAACCTGCATAGTATTTATGTGCATATACCTGTTTTTTGCTGCCGCTCATTGTGTTCTTCCTGTGCAATCTCAACGACGTTTAAAGCCATGGCATCTTGTGTATCAATCAGCTTTTGGGCATCAATCCCATTGGCCAAGAAATCTGACCAGTCCCAATGATGGGCATCAAAAAAGGGCTTAACGCCCTCTTTTCTGCAATACTTCGCAGCCCGAATATGTCGAATGTAAATTTTCATTTTTTCAGTGCCACCGCCTTTTGATCCCCAAAATAGGTATAGGTTGGCGCAACATCACGTGAACCGAGCACCACCTTGATCGGTGTCCCATATTCAACGCTGGGTGCTTCAACCTCACCCGCTACTGTTCTGTTTTTTTGGCTCTTCGCCATCATCAGCGATACTGCGACCGATACAATCGTGACCACAACGGCCCAGATAAATTGCACCCACATATCACACCACCTGTCTGACTAACGGGTTATCACCCGGAACAAAAGGAAAACCGCCATAATTCGGCAGATTAGAATAAGCCTTACATGCATCCGGTGTTTTTAAGCAACCAGGATAAAGCGTTACATAAGGCACTGCCTCTTCAGCGGAGCGAAGTTCAGCTTCAGCAATCGGGATTGCATCAGCTGCTGCATTTTTTTCAGTTTCAGCCAGTGCAAGCGCATCCACCAAGTCCTGATAATTCGGATCTTCAGGAGCTGCATTATTCAATGCCTCAAGCGCCTGTTCATAAGCCGTTTGTTTCAGTGCCAATGCAACTTGAGCATCTGCCAATGCTTGAGTTTTTAACGCAATATCATCCATTAATGCCGTGTATTCAGCATCGCTAAGTGCAATGTTTGCAAATGAATCAAAGCGCCGCTTTAAAACAAGGTGATTGCCCGTGCTGGTATCAATGGTAATCAACACCCCGCTTGGATCTTCAATCATACCAATCAGAAAATAATTGTCTGCATAGGCTTCTAGGCCGCGTATTTCCATGTTCAACTTATCCACGCTTTTAATGGTGGTCTTCACCGCATAATTTGCCTTGGCCAAACTACAATCTTGATCAAACAATCGATATGGGCATGTGGCTTGAATCTTTCGAGTCACCGCATTACGCCCCACCTTGGTGTATTCCGTTTCAAATTGAAGTTTAATGCCTTCATCATGTGGTTTGACTTTAGTCAGGCGACCCGACCAAAACTGTCTAAACTCAACCCCTTCATAACTAAACATTTGAACCGTGGTGATTTCTTCAAGTTCAGAACGAGAAAGATTCTGGGCGAATGCCGAAAGCAATGAAAATTCTATTTCCATGGTCTGCTTTTCTAAGTCTCGTCCAGACTTATGCGAACCACGTTTAATCACGTGCGGCTCATACACCACACCTGCATGCTCAATAAAGGCATCTCCATTGGTATAGGCGCGTTGTACATTGCCCGTTTGGAAGAGATACAGTTCCCGCTTGGCAATGGTTGATTGCCCATTGCCAAGCAATCGAGTAAAAAATTTCATCATGGCTCAATTTCCAAAATGGCGACTGAAGACTCAGTGATGCCAGCGCCTTTATATTGAATATCCACTGAATCGTTATTGAGCCGATGAAGACCTAAATAGCTAATCATTCGAATATCCACAGCAGCTTTATTGAGTGCCGGTGTAATGGTGAGTCTCAGTGTGTTACTGGTTTGCACCGAACTTGAAATGCTATGTGCAGTCCAATTGCCTGACTTGTCTTGAATGGCGATATGCTTTCGATTCGAGGCATATTCCTGATACTGATTCAACTCAACGTCAATCACAGTTGAAATCGCGCCTGTACTTTTGACATAAAAGTTGCGCTCAAATGTTGGCAACCAAAATGCGCGATATTGCCCCAGTCTGCGAAATAGAAACTGTCGATATTCAAACAAGGCTTGCTGACCTTTCATCACTGATCGCATCGGTTTGCCGTAACGGGCATGTAGCCAGTTGCTATGCTGATCAATCGGCCCTAAACCAAAATCCACCACAGTCTGGTGCTGCAGCACGGTGACATTTAACGCATCTCCCTCAAGCAATAAACGCTTGAAGTAAATGTCATGTCCAAGAAACTGCGCGGGTACAGGCGCTTGCAGATACGGTGCATCCATCACCTGAAACTGAAGGCTTGGTTGGCCATAAACTGCATTGATAGGTGCCGATACATCACCCAAAATAAAGCCCACTCGAAGTGGGCGTATAGTGAAATTCTGCAAGATGCTCGACTCATAAAGTTTTAGACCATGGGCTAGTACCTCTTTGATTTCAACGACAGCTAGACCATCCTTATGCTTAAGCAATGCTAAGGAATCGTTTCGGTAATCATAAATTGAAGTTGTACATTCAATAAAATCACCATCCACGCTACCAATACGCTGCCACTCTACATCAACAGGAATGGCCCACAGTTTACGTAAACCGCCCCACAACACATTGAAGTTCTGCGCCACAGCCTGACGTGCCACCACATAATCAATATTCAAAACTTGAGATGCGGTTTCACGTAAAGCTTTTCGTTTCTCAGTGCCATTATGTGAACTGTTGACGTAAGTTTGAAATCCTAGACTTTCAGACGATCCTACAAGCGTGCACTGGTCCAGTAAAACCAATTCACCAAAAAGTGTAGTTTGGATTTTCATTTACACTCCCATTGCTCGCTTAAACTCTGAAGGATTTGCCTTGATGAGGTTTAAAATTAACTGCCCAGCAGCAGGCTTTCTAAAATAACCACCAACCAAATCCTCCTGTTCAATTTGATTGATAATCGTAAGACCCTGCATGCCATTTGATGAAGATTGCTGTGATTTAGCACTCGCCTGAGCCACTTTCTCGGCCTGAATAGTTCCACCGTTGTTGATGGCGTTAAGAGTATTGATGCCGACACGTTTAGT